TATGCGTTCGGAAACCAGATGCTCCAGTACATCGCACAGTCCCGAGGGCTTTCCATAGAGGACGCGGCAGCGTTTGCCAGGTCGCAGTATGTCCAGGCCATCGCCCAGGCGGAGGGCGTATCGCCAAATGTGGCGCAGATGCTGTTCCGCCAGCAGCCCACGCAGCCAAAACCCCAGGCATTCAGCCCGGAGGCCCGGGCGCAGGAAATCCGCAGGGAGATTGCGGAGATGGAGATACCGGATGGTTTTAACTTCGACGAGGCCATCAAGGACGAAAACTTCGCCCAGATGCTCATCGACTACCCCACATCCGCAGCGGTGCGCATCTACCATGCAGAGAGAAAGGCCAAGGAAGCCCCCGCAGCGGTAGCGGAACAGATCAGGGCCAGGGCGGCGATCCCGCAGCCCATGAAGCCCCAGCAGCCCGTCACGCCCACGCAGAACTATAGGGGCATGACGGATGCGCAGTTTTTTGAATTCGACAGTCAACTGGAATAGAGAAAGGATGATGAAGAATGCCTAACACGCAGACCACGCTGAACACAGCGTCGACCACGTTCCTGAATAAGGATTACCGGGAGAAGAAAACCCTGGCATGGGCGCGGACAAAGTTCGTCCATGCGAAGTTCGGCCAGAAGCGGCCCATCCCCGAGCACAACGGCAAGCGGGTGGAGTTCCGGCGGTGGAACACCTTCGATCCCAATGAGGCCATGACCCCCCTTACCGAGGGCGTAACGCCCACTGGCCTGGCGCTCAGCCAGACCAATGTGGAGGCGGAGGTTGCCCAGTACGGCGCATATGTGGAGATTTCCGATATGCTCAAGAAGACCAACTACGCCAACGACCTGAAGGAAGTGCCAGCCCTGCTGGGTGAGCTGATGGGCACCGTCCTCGAATGGATCACCCGTGACGCCATGAACGCCGGGACGAATGTACAGTTCGCGAACGGCAAGACGGAGCGCGGCGCGCTCACGGCGGACGATAAACTCACTGTGGACGAAATCCGCAAGGCCGTCCGCACGCTGAAGAAGGCCAAGGCCCGGAAGTTCAACGGCTCCGAGACCGGCGGCAAGCCCGGCTCCCGGAAACCCCATTTCATCTGCATCTGCTCTCCGGATGCGGTGTATGACCTCCAGAGTGACCCGCTTTGGCAGGATGTTTCCAAGTATTCCAACGCGGAGCAGATCTATGACGGCGAGCTGGGCCGTCTGTTTGGGGTGGTGTTCGTGGAGAGCACCGAGGCCAAGGTGTTCACGGGCGAGGGCTCCGGCAGCGTGGACGTCCATTCCACGCTGATGTTCGGCGCGGACGCTTACGGCACCATCGACATCGGCGGTTCCGGCGCGGTGCAGAGCATCCTCAAAGGCTTGGGTTCTGCCGGTGCGGCTGACCCCCTGGATCAGCGGGCCACCATGGGCGCCAAGATCAAGGCGTATACCGCCAAGATTTTGAACGAGCTGTGGATCGTGCGCATCGAGCACGGCGTAACGGCGTAACAACCGGGGCGGGAAACCGCCCCCTTTTCATGGAAAGGAGCAATCATGGATTACATCACGGATCGGGATATCGACAGGATCACATCTGAAACCGGGAAGAAGCTGAAGAAGGAACCCAAGGTCAGGATCATCATTGAAAAGGACGGCGGGAATCAATTCTGGGAGGGCGGTATCAACGGCCATTTCTTCCGGATCAAGCGAGGGGAATACGTGGAAATCCCCGAGAGCCTTGCCAAGGTGATTGAACAGAGCGCCCGCACCATGCGGCAAGGCGAAGAACTGGTAAAAGCCTATAAGGGCGCTGGGAAGCAGGTGAATTAATGACGCTCAGTGACATCATCGTATCCGCATTGGAACAGCTGGATCGAAAACCCGACCCGCAGAACATTGCCGTCTGGAAAGGCCGCATGACCCGCTTTGCCAATGATGCGGTGATGGATCTGGCGCATTGGCTGAAATTGAAACGGGTGGATGTGGCCGTGGTGGAAGGCGGGATGCTGGACACGGCCACGCTCCCGGAGCAGTGCGTGAAGGTGCTCTCCGTATGGCGGAACGGCAGGCCATTTGAGGTGCGCTCCGAGGCGGGGAGCATCGTCCTTGTGGATTGCCCGGACGGGGAGGTGAAGGTAATATACCGCTGGATTCCCCGGCCCATGACCAACGACACGGACGTTCCCGCCATTCCGGAGCACGCCCACGGGCTGATTGTCTCCTATGTGGTAGGACGGGAGCGGGCCACAAGTGATCCCTCCATGCAGCGGGGCGGGAACATCTATTTCGAACTCTACAACGAGGGCAAGCGCAACCTCCGGCCCCACCTGGGGGAACGGGACAACTACGAACTGAGAAACAAGTGGGGCTGATATGGCAGTAAAGGAATATCTCATCAAGAATTTCAAGGGGATCGACCAGAGTAAGTCGGAAAACCGGCTGGACGTGGGCGATTCCCCTGACGCAAGGAACATGGACACGGAACAGGGAAACCTGATGGTGGCCAGGGGCTACGTGAAGCATATCGAGACCCCCGTCCCGGGGGAGGGGGAAATCCGGCGGCTTTATATCTGGCGGGACCTGGTGACGGTCCGCTACGTGGTGATCGCGGGGAACGAGGTCTATGCATGGCGGACTTCCGACGAAGAGCCCAAATGGATGCTGATATACACCTACGACACCGAAGAGAAGGAGGGCGTGCTTGCGTGGACGGGCACGAGGTGGGACTTCCTCGAAACCAAGATCGGGGACGCGGACTATCTGATCATCGCCAACGGAGAGCGGCAGCTGATCAAGTGGGACGGCGAGGCGGAGAAGGCGGAGCTCTTCGGCTCCTCTGACAAGGTTTCTAACATCCCGGTGAACTATCTGGCAATGTACTACAACCGATTGATCAGCGCCGGGGACCAGAACCATCCAAGCCGGATATATTGGAGCGCAGTGCCGGGAGATGGCCGAACCGTTGAGAATTGGGACGCTGTGACCGGAAGCGCCAATGCCTCCGGAGGCCACAACGAAGTGGGGAACACGGATACAGATCCCATCATAGGACTTTGTTCGCTTTCCAACCAGCTGCTGATATTCAAGCGGGACAGCATCTACCGTGTCACGGGGGACAATCCGGGCAATTTCCGCTTCTCACGGGTAAATGCGGAGGTGGAGCAGATGGCCCATTCCTCCTGCATCCTCTACGGGGATACGCCCTTCTGGATGACCCCGGCGGGGATGTACTATTTCGACGGCCAGACGGCCAGGCCCATGCCGGACGCCCGGAGCATTCAGGTATTCATGAAGAACGCCAAGGTGTCCATGAGCAAGGGCACGGAGAACCGGGACAGGCTGTATTTCACCTGTAAGGACGGGGACAGGGACGCAGTGATCCAGTATGACGCCACGGACAGAACCTACATGATCCGGGACGGGTTTGAGGTGATCGACCTTCGGGCGGCGGCGGGGGTGCTGTACATGATCAACAGCAGCCGCGTCATCTACCGCTTTGACGAGGGGGAGGATTACGACGGAACGCCCATCGAGGCTTACTGGCGGACGCCCCTCACGGATCTGGATAACAAGCCCGGGATCAAGCGGCCCCAGGAGCTCTATATCCGGGGTGACGGGGGTATCCTGCTGGTGGACGTTCGAGTGGGGAAGGTGACGGAAACACACCGGTATCTCATGCCGCTGACGGAGGATGATGTGTTGGAGATCCCGCTTCACAACGAGGGGCGGGTGTTCGGCATGAAATTCTATAACGAGGCGGGAAGCCGCTGGACGATACAGGGCGGGGCCATGATGCTCTTTGAGATGGGCTCCCGGCCCTATTGAGGAGGGATTGACATGGCAGAGATTACGGGTATGCAGCCCCTCCAGCCGGTGCTGTTCGCTGTGCCGATGGAGAAGGGCGAGGATAAGCAGAATTACACCACCAGCATCACCAGAAACCAGGATGCGCTGAACCAGAACCTGGCGGCGATGTATAACAAGATCAGCGAGTTGGAGGCCCGGCTTGCGGGGATAGGAGGGTAACATGGCAACAGAGAATTGGAACCACGGGGGTTATACGGCCCCTTCCAGCGTAAAAAGCCGGGACGATGTCCGTGCGCTTCAGCGCCAGCTTGGCGTGAAAGCGGATGGCCTCTGGGGGAAGAACACCCAGGCGGCCTATGAAAAGAGCCTGGCAAGCCAGGCCAGCAGCTCCGGCAGTTCGTCTAGCAGCTCCGGGAGCACACGGAACACCAACCGCACCTATAAGGTGAACGGCCAGGTGGTGAGCTCCGGGAGCAATCGGAGCGGCGGGAGCATCAGCGGCCACACCACCTATGGGAATGGCGACTATGGCGGGAAGTATCTGGGATCGAACCAGACAGCCGCCTATCAGAACATGGTGAACGCCCCGGGGAGTACCGGCTATGAGAAGGGCACGCTGAGCGGCTATGCCCGCCGGAAGGACGAGAACGGGGATATCTATTATGAGCATGTATCCAGGGAGGGCGTGCTGCCTCTCGGTACCTCCTTCCAGGCCACCGGCGCGGCCTTGGCGGACGCCCAGGGAGTACCCGACAGCTCCGGTATCTTCGCCTATGCCAAGGGAAGAACCCCGGGATATGTGAACCATGTATCGGGATATTCGGGCATGGGCTATCAGGACGCCAAGGGGAATTTCTACGACGCAAACGGGAACTTCCTCCGGGAGGATAATTTCTATTATGAGCCGGGGGCGAAGATCAGCAAAAACGGCATGTATCAGGACACAGGCAGCGGTTGGGGCCATGCGGGATACGGCATGTGGGGAAGCCCTGGAAATTACATCGCCGTGAAGGGCGAGAACTACGGCAAGGCCCCCGGGACGCAGTTGGAAACATTCACGAGAGGCAGCGGCGGCGGAAGCCGGGAGAGCGCACCGGTGCAGCAGGAGGCGGCTGTGGAGCCGGTGATCCAGCAGATCGTCCAGGCCGCGGCGAAGAAGGACCTGGAAGATTTGGAGAGGCGGCGCATGCAGGAGGCATGGGGGAATAGCGGCGGCGCGCTGGCGTTTTAGAAACGTTGACGGATGTGCGGGTTTTGTGTAAAGTATAACCAAGCAGGAGCTTTCGCGATTGGCGGTTGGTCACTTCCCGAAAGGGGGTGATCGCATGGAGTATTTGACGATATTCGCAGTAATCCTGGTATTGCTGGTTTGTTTGTTCAAGAAAAATGCAAAGTAGCCGCCTCCGGCCAAGGTGCGCGGCTACTTCGAAGTAGTTAGCTGACCAACCGCCTAAACGATTGCTCCTGCCCATATTATACCCAAGGCAAAGAGAAAATGCAAGTATGTAAGCGCTCCGCAGGGGCGCTTTTCTGATGGAGGGAAAGACATATGGCAAACTGGAACTATGGGGGCTATACGGCCCCCTCTTCTGTTACAAGCAAGGATGATGTAAGGGCGCTGCAAAAGCAGCTGGGGGTGACGGCGGACGGGCTTTGGGGGCCGAAGACCCAGGCGGCTTATGAAGCCAGCGGCATGGCGAACCAGAGTTCCGGCTCGTCCAGCTCTGTCCCCAGCGGATACAGCACCTACCTGAAGGACTTTCAAAGCCTGCTGGGCAGCTATGCCCCCACGATCTCCTATACCCCCACGTCCCGGGAGGAATTGCAGACAGACATTGAATCCTATCTCCGCCCGGCCTATGATCTGGCCATCCAGAACCGCAAGGACGCCACCGTGACCAACAAGGCGAATATCGATGTGGACGCGGCCAGCCGGGGCATGGGCTCCTCCACTTGGGTCACGGACGTGAAGGACCGGGCCCAGGACAGCGAGGCCAAGGACATCGCCACGTTGGAAAGTCAGTATGCGGCGGCCATGGCCCAGCAGCTCATGAGCGCATTGCAGCAGGAGAAGGCCAATCAGCTTGCGGTGGATCAGTACAACGCTTCCAGTCAGGCCCAGGCCCTCCAGACGGCCCTTGGGCTGGCCGGGGATTTTTATGCGAACGATCTGGCCATGGCGCAGCAGATGAGCAAGGGGAGCGGGAGCAAGAAGAACAACCAAGATTTCTCGATGGACACCCAGTTCAAGCTGGAGGAGATCGGGGACAGAATTGTGGAAGCCGGGAACAAGCAGGGAATGTCCAAGGTTCTGAGCTCCTACAACAACAAAAACCTTGACAAATATTATGGGAACGGCGCGACCGACTACATACTAAGCTATGTAGAGGGAAGGCTGGGGAGATAATATGGCACACAACAGGATACAAAGCGCTTACGAGAGGGGCAAGGCGAAGGCCGGGGGTACTGTTACCTCCGGTTCTTCCTCTTCGAGCAAATACAAGGGAGCGAACAAAGCGGCCTATGAGAGAGGACGGGCAAAGTCCACGGCGGCCTATACACAATCTTTTGATTCCTCTCTTTTCAAGACTGTATCCGATGACTGGAAAGAGAACTGGGATTATGATCTCTTCGATGCAGAGGATATGCAGCGCAAGGCCCAGGGGATCATGCCCAAGGCCGTGGAGAAGAAATACGATCTGAATGACCCGACAGATCGATACCTCTATGAAAATGGGCTGCCGTATCAGAGTAAATTCTCGGAGCAGTATCAGAAGGCAGAAAAAGAAGCCGCCGAAGATGCGGCCTACCAGAAGCAGTATTCCGCCTTCCAAAACGAGCTCTATCAGAAGATGTACGAGGCGCAGATGGCGGAATACTCCGCCGCCAGCGCAGAGGGCAGGAACCCGCAGCAGCTCACGGACTGGGAGGCGCTGTTCGCCACGGTGCTGGGCCAGCCGAAGTATGCGGATGTAGAGAAAAATTTCTATCGCCATGAGGAAGTGCCGGAGATTACCGGCTATGACACGCTGAACGAGGCGGCGGCCATCCGGGAGCGGCAGAAGAAGCAGAAGGAGAACCCCAACGCCTTCGCCGACAAGCAGCTGGCGGAGCAGTTCCAGAAGATCCTCTCCGGCATGCAGACCATGGCGGACGGGGAAGCGAACAGTAGGGCGCTGACGCTCCCCATGCAGCGGGCGGCGGAGGCGCAGGAGCAGGAACGGATCGCCCAGGAGCAGGCCGAGGCGGCAGAGCTGGCGGCAAGGCGGGGAGAGGCGGCGGCAACGCTCCGGGAAGCGGAGCAATCCCCCATACTCTACAGCAATGCGCTGGGCGCTGGCGGCGGGCAGAGGCTGAACTATGCCCGGGAGACGCTTGCCCCCACCCGGGCCGAGACCCTGACCGCGCTCCAACAGGCGGTCAATATGCCGGATTTCGGACGGGTGGAGAACCGGGACAATCCGGTGGAACAGATATTCGCCAAAGGCGTGTCCGGCGTG